CTATTCTACTATAGTGCTCGGTACCGAGATAATAATATGCAACGTTTACACCACCACCAGCATTCGGATCAGACATATCAGTTGTCTGAGCATAAATGTCAATCTTAATTCTATCGTTAACATCTAATGGTATAGGTTCACTAATATAATACTGTGTTCTACTAAACAGTATTTGTGCACCATAGGTTCTAGTTAATGGATCGCTAGTTACCGAAAATAATTGAGTAGCTGTAACATTATCAGCAGACAATTTGCTTACTACATATGTTAAATATGTATTTGCTGAAGCGCCTGGACCATAACAGCTATAATACGAATCAAAGTACCAACTACCTGAGTCAATTAATGACCTACCAGGAAAACCAGAAAGGGTAATTGTTTTGGTAATTGGTACTGGGTTTAATGGCTGATTAAAAAACCCTGAATCGTCTTCTGTTTCGTCTCCTATTTCTCCAGTAGGTTCAGAAAGTACTACATAACCAGGAAATTCAGAAGGTATATTAGTAGGGTAAAGAACTAAACCGATAACCGATTGACCAGAATAACCAGACTCCCCACTATAACCAGATAAACCAGAATCCCCACTAAAACCGCTTATACCTGACGCGCCAGATGTACCGCTAAAACCAGAATAACCAGAAATACCTGTATCGCCGGAATAACCACTAATGCCGCTAAAACCAGATTGACCATCAATACCAGAATAACCAGAATAACCTGAAGCAGCTGCAATACCAGGTAAACCAGAGTAACCAGACATACCGGTTGCACCACTATAACCAGATTGTCCTTGAGGGCCTACATCACCTTGCGCACCTTGAGGTCCTTGAGCGGATACAGCAGAAACTGCAACTGAATACGTAGAAAATGTACCGTCTGGGTTTTGTTGTTCAAGAAACAGCAGATCCTGAGGAAGTATCACGCCTGCTGCTGACAGCTCGTGTGGATAGACTATTGACGGGTAACTAGTATCAGCCATATTCTATTACTTAGTTGTTAGGGCTGCGAAGTCCGAAATAACCTAGATTTACTCCATTAGTTTCTGCAGCTAGTGCACTAGCGGTAGGTGTATGCATACCACCACCAGCATATAGATTTACTAAAGTTATATTGCTATCGTAAGCACCATATACTCCTGTGTCTGGGTTACCGGTTACCCCGCTGTAACCGCTATAACTTAAATATCCAGATAATGGTGCGTTATGATTAGCTGTATAATCGTAAACATTATTTCTAGTGTATTTGTCAACGTTCTGAAAATAATTCTTTTCGTTTCTATTTTCAATAACTCTAGCATTATTATTACCATTAATTGTAGCAGCAAGAGGTACTGGGCCGGCAACTTTATTGTCGAATACTTGTTGGCTGAGATTTTCTCTAGGAGATTGTGGTTCGTAGGTATAATCAAAGCGCTTACCTCTTACCATCCATATATAATGACCGAGTAATTGATTGTTTTGCCCTGAACCAGATTGATCTACACGTTCTGTTATTTCATATATCTGTCCAGATCTACCGTTTGGACGGGTAGTACCATATTCATATAACTCTATAAGATCACCTGCTTTAGGTTCAAATGTATATCTACTTGCAACTGAACTTAATGCAGAACTTGACATAGTACTTGTAAATGTTTTAATAGCAACAATAGCTGTAAGATCTGCTGTACCTTGTATACCGAATTTACTTAATATAATACTGTCATTATTAAGAGTTACTGCCATTACAATTGGTATGGGTGGTAAATACCCAGCTAAAGGCTGTTCACCATAGAAAAAGTCGTGACCGGAAAGAGTGTATTGATTAACGTAATAATTTACGTTCATTCCGTATTGGTTTATTTGTTCAGCCCACCAATTATTAAATAGTTGGATTTGACTAGCATTATTTGTAACATCTAAATAACGTATTGGTCCGATCGCGCACTCATAACCCCCGGGTACGTTTGTACCAACTGGATATGCTGTTCCTGGTGCAATATATGGACCGGTATCTACACAATACTGAGCTATTGACATAAAAATATTTACAATATCTATAGAATTAATCAGCATTATACTAAATAATATTACAATGAGTAAGATAAAGAGTTTATCCGAGTTGGGTGATTTGTATGGCACGATTCAAGAATCTGCTGTCAACCAGCCTGCAATTGATATGGGCAATAATATGCCTGATATCCTTTTAACAGATGCTACACAATATGTACCAGCTGGAAAAGCCCCTAAAACAGGTTCTGCTTTCGGTAAAGAAGACGGTATTGAAGAAGTAGCTAAAGGCACGGGTCCAGAAGCTGCGGATAACTTTGATAAGAAACTTGCTAAAGAAGCTGATCTTACAAAAGCTGGTGAAGCTACAAAGGGTGTAGCTAAAGAAACTAAAAAGGAAACTAAAGAAAAGAGGGAAGCTCTTCCTGATAAAGAAGAAAAAGTAGAAGAGACTGTAGATTCTGCTTCGAAAACTCCTAAATATAAGAAACAACAATTTATTATGCCTAAATCAAAATTCCAACAATTGTATGAGGACGCAATGCAAAAAGGTCCTTTCGTTAAAGAAGAAGAAGAAATGGCTCCTATCGCCCCTGCAGCAGATGATACTAGTGCAGAGATCGATGCTGAACCAACTGGTACAGAAGAGAAGCCTTTGACCCACGAAGAGATTATCGAAATGCTTGAAAAAGCACTAGAAGCTCTTAAGAAGCACGCTGGTTATGAAGATACCCACGGTGGTAAAGACATCAGCGCTGGTGGAGAAGAAGAAACAGCTCATATGGAAGACTCTTCCGAAGAAGAAGAGGAAGAAGAAGAATCAGCAATGGAAGAAGCTGTTGATGCTGAAGATCTAGGTCACCCACTTGAAGGTGCTAAATCAGAAGAGCTCAAAGATGGTCACAAGATTCATAAAGTCGGTGGTTCAGGTGTAACTAAAGTTAAAGGCGCTGCTTCAGAGCAGGGCGCTAACTTTAAGAACGAGCCAGCTCCTAAGAAAGAAAAAGAATCAGCTCATCTTAAAGACGGACATAAACTTCACACAGTCGGTAGCTTAAAGCCAACTAAGGGTGAAGAAAATATGTTCACACAATAAGTTTTTAGGCATAACTTAATTCGGAGTTAAATTCTCCTAAAACCCGCTGCAAAGCGGGTTTTTTTATCTTAGAAACCTGTTACCTAAGATACTTGGTACGGTTGTACCAGGATAACGCCATCCCTGTTCGTGTAATTCATCTAGGTCAGAGTTAACCTGATCATTTGGTTTATTACCAATAAAGACAGGATTGTACGGTACTATGTTTTCTTCTTTTTCTGTACCAAACTTTCTATACATTTCAGATGGCTTTGGAAAACTCACTACAAAAGGGTCCCAGTTGTTAGGTAACATTTTTAACGGTCTACCATTAGCATCTTGCTGAGTTACTTCATAGAATTGTTCTACTACTTTAGGTTCTAATATAAACATTGCCCATATAAGAGCTTCTACTCTATCGTCCAAATACTTATCTGATTGTTTCTTCCACACCCCGTTATCTTGACGTATGTATGTTTTAAATTCGTTTATAGTTTCCTTATCGTATAGTTTAACGCAGCGCAATACGTTCATCCAATAACGAAAATTGGACATTGAATTAAACTTACTATTAGTATGAGCGTAAACACCTAAGCGATTATCCTTTTCAGCTTTTTCAGTGAACGAACCCATACTTGGAGTATACTTTACTATATTAGGATATTGATGAGTATTAACTAAAGCATCTATAACAGATGCACCGCAATTATTGCGTTCAATTAGCAACGGTGGGTTACCCCATTGACCGGCTATTTCTAATAATTTCCCAGCAAAATTAAACGGGTCTAGTTTATTATTAGCATATGTAGCGACCTGTTCTATGTTAGTTAAATCTGTTACATCTACTACCTGTATAACAGAGTTAGCTCTACCAATACCTTCTCCAACGTCAACACCTATACTATAGAAGTGTCCGTCGATATGATCTTTGTATATTTTAAATGTATTTTCATCATCTACAAACACAGGTTCCGGTGCATTAGCAGCGAGTTCATCTAACTGGTCTTTATCGAATATGTTTTCACCAGCCGCTCTAAACTCATTACCATATTCTTGATTAAAAGCTTCCACAGAACCTAGCGCTCTTGCAGTCATTTCTTTCCATTGTTCATCTCTACCAGGTACCTCCCACCAGTCTACTCTTTCACTATGCCAGCCGTTTTTATTTGCAACTGCATCTGTGTATGTGTTAAAAAATAAATTGCCTACACCGTTAGGGGTAGATAGCATAAAAATTTTTGATTTTTTAGAAGACGAAATAACAGGAAATACCGATTCCCAAAAGTCGTCCATAAACTCTGGTGGAATAAAGGCGGCTTCGTCTATGAGTAGACAATTAATAGACTCACCTCTGGCAGCATCAGATGTCGTAGTACTAATACCAATTGAACTACCATTAGCTAGTACTAAGCCTGTTTTAGCATATTCTATTACACCAGGCTTCATATAATTGGGTAACATTTCATATGCTAAACGAATACGTTTAAATATATTAATAGCAGTGCCTTCTTTATTAGCAATTAATAGTACTCGAAAATCGTCTTGGAAGCAAACCATCCACAAAGCAAATATAGTTAAAATGGTAGTTTTACCAATTTGACGGCTTGCTAACACAACGTTAAATCTATTTTCTACTAGGGCTTTTAATATACGTTTTTGGTAAGGGTAAAGTTTAATTGGTTGTTTGCCTTCGTCTAGATTAACAATATAAAAGAAACGAGAGAAGTGTAATATAGATTTGCGAGCTCTTTCTAGATCTTCCACCATTTCTGGTGTCCAGTTAAATTGTGTTTCTGGAACAGGTAAGTTCTTATTACCTAAGTAGAACGTTGTCTGATCTTTTTTTGCCCGTGGCATACTAATACTTATATGGATATTTTATAAATCCAATATAAATCACAGTGATGAATGGCTTATCACTTACCGGAAACAAGTTTAACACTGAAGGTTATTGGCGTACGCCTTTATTAAATTATATTGATATTAGGTTTACACACGGCCCTAATCCAGTTTATCCTGGGCCAGAGTTCTTAGAATTATTTGATCAAGAAGGGTACGTAATAACGAGACTAGAGCAAAACTATGCGGAAGTTAATGGTACCCAGCTAGACTTACATTATAAAGATCAGCATTGTATAAAGAGAAAATGGATGGTACAGGATGAAGCGTATATTAAAAAAGAAGGCGTATTTACCGGGGCTTGTCTTAACCATAGTCTATTTCTTGAACGTAGAGGCTTTGCTGATAAAGCTTTAGAACAACTTAAAGAGTGGGCTGTATGGAACACTCAAATGTATAAGCTTATTAATTTAAAACCAAAATGGGGTATAGACTTTTCAATAGACTACACTGATAAAGAAGGTAACGCTATTGAAGTAATACATTACGAGCACGATGAGTTTAGCCTTGATGCTATAGAAGAACGTAGAAATGAAGTAGAAGGTAAGTTTTTAAACACGGATTGGAATGATTTTGCTATTGAAATCTTAAAACGAAAAGACGAATGGATAAATCTAGATTTATTTGCACAAGGTGACTGGAAGTGTGCGTATTTAGGCATAAAAACAGACAGTCAGAAAATGATATCCTGGGCAGTTTAAGTTGATTATTATGTAAATATCTACATAGTATGTTACAAACCGATAGCAGTCTCACATTTCAGTATCACGACGAACTCAATCCGTTGATATGGGAACAGGGTGTACTTAAACCTGAAATAAAAGAAAAGCTGCTACAAACTGCAGAAGCATTTCTCGAAACTGTAGAAATACCAGTTGACGTAGAAGATATAACCTTGACTGGTTCTTTGGCTAATTACAATTACACTAATTACAGCGATTTTGACTTACATATTATAACAGATTGTAGAGAGTACAATATTAATAAAGATATACTCAAAGATTATTTTAAAGCTAAAAAAACAGTCTGGAACAGCTCTCACGAAATAAAAATCAAAGGCTACGATGTTGAGGTCTACATACAAGACATTTTAGAGCCTCATCATTCTTCAGGTGTATATTCTATTAAAAACAATGAATGGCTAGTTAAACCGGTTAAAGCTGAACACGTTGATAAAAAAGCTATACTTAAAAAAGTAGAAGCTATGAAACAAATGATCGATCACGCATTAAGCGATGATTGTGACTTAGAGTGTGCAGAAATGGTGAAATCGAAGTTATT